CTTGGTATTGTTTATCTATGTAAAATGACAATACATCCCCAACATAAGCATTCATTTCTAACAACATCATACCAGGTGATGTTTCATTAAAATCTCTATACGTGTTTGGAAAATAAGATTTTGCATAATTTATTAAAGATGATTTTAATGCTAAAAAATCTTTATTTAGATAATTTACATTTGAATCTTTAAAATTTTCTTTACCATATGTTGGCATATTTTATCTCCGTTTAATATCCTCCACCAGATGTCCCACCGCCTGTTGTACCAGATGATACATTATTGGTTTCGGTTGCTGATGTATCTCCACTAAAGTCTAATGTAATTGAGTCTAAAGTATTTGGGTCTTGTTTTATGTTAAATAATATTTTTACTCTTACCTCATTAGCTCCAATGTCAGTTGTGTTATTTCTTGTTAAAATTTGTATATCTCTTACCTCAACAAAAGGTAACCAAAATTCCATTTTGTCTAAAATAGAATCTTGTATTCCAATTAAATTTTCATTTGTAATATGTTCAAACAACATTGTTCGTAAATTTAAACCTAAATTTGGTTGAAAGAATCTTTCTCCTTCATTTGTTTGTAAAAGATTTCTAATATTATTCTTTACCGCTTCAATAGTGGTAGAAGTCGTTGCAAAAAACCCATCTGATTCATCACCCCTACGAATCGGTAAGTCAATACCAATTTTTACATTCGTATCGTTGTCTTGTATATATGGTTTTTTTGATGTGTCTTTTATGGCCATTATAATAAGTCCTCAATATCTTCCCTAATTAATTTTACCGTAGTGAAAGCTATTTGTCCATCTGTATCATCAACATTAAAGTTTTGATTTGAATCCGGGTCTTGCCCTATAAAAACATAACCACTAGACTCTAAAATACCAGTTGAGTCAGGATTAGGTGACTTATTCACATCTATGTTAGTCGATACACCATTTGTTCCTAAATTAGGACTTAAAAGTGCGGTTAAAGGCCCACCAGCATTAACACCTTGAAATTGAACAGTTGGTAAAACATCCCCAAGTTGTGGAGGTAATTTAAAATCTTCTAATACCACTGGTGCATTTAATTTTGTAATTCTAAATTCACAACTTGTTAGAAAATTTACAATTGCTTCTTTCTCTAATTCACATTGAGCATCAAGAGTTTCGTTTGCTTGTTCGATGCTTTCAACACTTGCACCTGAAAGTCTCATTCCTTCTTTCTTAGCATCAATTAAATCTTGTTTTAATCCCATTATTATCTTCCAATTTTGTTTTTAGATTTTTCTATTGATTTATCTAGTACTTCTCTATAATCTTTATTTAAGAATTGACTCATTGGGTCACTTGATGGAACAACTTGTGGTTGTTGATTCATCATATCACCATATTGTCTACCAACTAATTCATTCATTCTATCAGAAGTAAATTCACCACCACCTAATGTTTTCCACTCCTCATCTTGAGCTGTTTCATTCAATACGTCATTCAATACTGAATTCGATGTATAAGATTTTTTCTCAACTATTTTCTTTTGTGGTTTTGGTTGAGATTTAATTGGCTGTTTTAATTCAGTTATCACTTCTTTGATAGCCATAGCAACTTCTTCTCTAACGATTTGTCTGATTATAGTTTTTATATTTAGTTTTTTCTTTTTCATAACTTCCTCTTTATGCATTTGGTTCTATAAAATGTTTTGTACTTAAAATTTGGTCTATTTTTTGTTCTATCTGTGTTATCTTAGCATTTACACTATTAGGTGTTCCAGTACCATCAACTAAAGGTATAGGAGCTCCTTGACATACACCTTGTGATGATTTAATAACAGCTAAAGTTTCTTTTAATAATTCCAACAAAGTTGTTCCTAAAACCATTGACTCCATTGAATCCTCTCTATTGGTTGGATTACCTAAAAAGGTTTCATTAGAATCAACAACTATTTTACTAGTAGACATTGTTAAATTACGTTTACTACCAATATGGATATCTCTATTAGATGAAATATAAATATCATCTAGTTTTGAATTAAAAATAATTCTTTCTGAACTAATCAAAATTTGATTATCACTATAATTATAAATTAAATCTTGTGTATCCACATTATTAATGTCGGAGACAAGTTTTCCCATAAATCTGTTTGGAGGTTCTTCTTCCTCACGAACAAAATCTGATGCTAAAGTAAATCCAAAATATTCTACTTCACCTCCTAAAAATGAAGGGAAATGGTCTGCTAAAGTTCCATCTGATGATATACTTATTAAACTTCCATCATCCAATGACTCTATGATATTGTCAGTGTTTCTTTTATTTGATATAAAAACATATGGATTATTACTTCTACTACCCACTCTTATACTGTTTCCATGTCTACCCTCAATAATTGTGTCACCTGTGGTTTCATTAACAGCATTACCAAAGTCTAATTTTTCTTTTCTAACTTTTGTAAGTCGAGAATAACTTTTTTTATTAAAATTAGGACTCTCACCCTTTAACCCTCTTGGAGTTACATCCCCAATGGCCTTATTTGTTAACAAAAGTTCAGGTCTAAATGAAGGGTCATCATTCCAAGTTGGACTATTATTGTCTGTGTTCAAAGGGCCTAAATAATATTTTATTTTACCAATTGTACATAATAAAATTGGGTCACCTTTTGATGGAACATCATGCATTGTTCTAAATAACGGATAGTATCGATATTCCTCACCCGCGGATGCTCTAGTTTTGTAAACTTTATCAGTGTAGTGTGGTAATGCTATAATTGAATTAATACTATTTTTACCATTGTATCTTAGACTTTTTTCTGAATGTACAACTTCAACCACATAACCAGGTACAAATTGTAAATAAAAAGGTACTGCTACCTCTTTGTTACCAATTGTTTTTATGGTTCTATCTGGTTGTGTTACAAATACTGAACCCATTTAACTCTCCGAAAATCCTTTTGAAATAGTTTTATCTTTTATTGTTTCCAATCTATGACTTTCTTTTTGTAAGTCATCAACAGTGTCTTGAAGTGTTCCCATCAATTCAGCCTTCTCCTCATCACTTAATAACATTGATTCATCGGATTCACCTTGTGATTTAGAAATAATTCTTTGTAGTACTCCAGCAAGTTTTACTAAGTGCTCATCATTACGAACAGCCGTATCCATATACTCTTTTATAATAGGTGCTACTAACACCACATCATCGATAGTTGTTATGAATCCGTGAATTTCTGATATTAACAAATCGATTTGAGTTTTACGCTTTGTAGTGTTTTCGTAAATATCTTTTGTTAAATCTTGAAAGGTTTTTCCTTCAAATATTTCTTTTTCGTTTGACATACAATCTCCTCTGGATGTACTTATTCATATATAAATATAAAATTTGTTGGAAATTGTTTAAAATAAAAAGTTATATAATATTACTTAAAAAAAAGAACCTGAACGATTATGTATTATAGAACCATGAGTATAATACATATTTAAAAGTTTTTTATAGTGTTTTTTAAAAATATTAACAACTGATGTAATATGTGCTGTTTCCACATCAGTCATTTCTCTAATTAAAATGTAAATAGCTTTTTTATTAAAATTTTCAATAATATCACGTTGTTTCATTAAGTCAATAATAGCATAACCTATTCTTAGGTCTCTTTCTTTTTTTAGAATAGAATTCATATTTTCATCAAAATAATCAATAATCTCATTTGTTAAAGTTACAAAATCGTAGGTGTCGTATGCATCATTGATTTGATGTCTATCTAAAACTTCCATTTTATCATGACTTTTTAATTTTTTGTAATTATTATTATTGTGTAGAATTAAATAATTTTTAGCAACAACTGAAAAATAACTAAATGCCTTTGAACCTTTTGTATGGTCATACTTGTGCATATTCATCACCATGAATGCAACAACCTCGTGTTTTATATCATTAAAACCATAATCAAAATAAGTAAATTTAAAAGTGTTAATTATATTTTCTGCTAATTTATCAAATGCTGCATGAATTCTTTTTCCATAAATTTCATTTCTTTCATTAGCATCGGTTGACGAATTATACTCTACAACTGCATCTTGAACTTCTTGTCCAAAATAAACTTTTCGTTTTTTCTTTTTAACAATTTTTTTTATTTCAGATTTTACGTCATTAGTTTTGTTTTTTGGCATTTGTTGTCTCCTCTTCAAATATCCCATCTAAGGATAATTGAATTTGTTTTAATTGTTGAAAGAAAAAACCAGTTTCATCATCTGATTCATAAT